GGTGAAAAGACCGAGATGACGCCTGCGCAGATTGAAAAAACCGCAGTTGAAGCCCAAAATTACGGCGGTAAAAACTTAGACCAAATCATGCTTGGCGCGTTAATAACCAGCGTAGGGTCTGTAACCGGCGCTGAAACCGCACTGGCTCGCCAGCTTGCTAAAGGCATAGCTACTACCGTTGCACAGAAAGAAGCAGTTAAGTTAGCTACTAGAGAAGCCACTGAGATAGCAGCTAAACGTGGTGTGGTTAAGAACGCTGCTTATACCGCTGGTAAAGAATTCTTAGGTGAAGGCGCTGAAGGCGGTCAAGAGCGGATGGCCCAGAACATAGCGCAGCAACGCCTAGGGTTTGATGTACCTACCATGCAAGGTGTTGTTGGACAAGCTACCTTAGAGGGCTTGGCTGGTCTAGGCATGGGAGCCGCATCCGGTGGTAGGGAAGCCGCAGGCGCTAAGAGAGAATTAGCGGTTCAAAACCTAGCGGATACTGGCGCTGGTACAGACGCATATAAAGAATCGTTTACACCGCCGGGCAGGGCTAAAGCTGCGCAGCAAACGATGACTGACGAAGAGCTAGAAAAGGCATTTAACGCTCCTCCTAAAGCTAAGTCTACCCCCGCCGCAGAAACCGCCGCTGATCTTTTGTCTAAATATGGGCCGGGCGAAGAAAAAAATATAACTGTAGCCGAGTCTAAAGGACTGTACTTCATACTTAAACACTTAGGCATAGAAAATCCAAAATACGATAAAACTACTGGTGAAACTTATCGTCAGAAAGCTATGGAAGCATTGCGCGACCATTTTGATAAACAAAATCTTACCCCTACTGAGGAAACCACTACCAATGTCGATGAAGCCGCTGAAACCGTCAAAACAGAAACGGAAGGACAACAAACGTCCGATGCCGCAGATGTAACGCCATCTGTAGATGAAAGCCAAGCCGCAACCACAGATGTAACTCCACCCACGCCCCCTGCCGTCCCTGCAATATCTATGTCTCCAGCGATGCAGACTGTGTACGACGGCGCACTTGCAAAATTAAATGCTGACCCTAACGACAAGAAAGCCTTACAGACGGTTAATTCGTTAGAGAAAAAACACAGCATGCCGCTGACTACTGCCCCTCAAGGCCAAGTACTTAGCGCAAAGAAAGCTGATGACGCCATAGTAGAACCCGGCTCAGTTAAGTTTATGGGGTCGCCGTCGCTTCTTGAGATTAGCCCCGGCCCTTACAACCAACGTCAGCCTTTGCTTGTAAAGCAAGTAGAAGAAGAGAAACCTCTGTATCCGGTTGATACTGAATTTAGTGCTGAAAAAGCTGCGGAAAGCAACCTTCAAGAACTTAAAGATATCCGTCCTTCAGAAGCCTCAGCATATGAGTACGACCCTGATCTAAGTCCAGAGCTTAACCAAGAGATAGCTAATGAAGTTGCTTTGGCAGAAGAAAAATTACAGGCAGAAAATAAAGCAGCGTTGACTGAAATGTCAGATAAAGCCGCGCCTAGCAAATATGAAATATCTGATGAAGATAAAACAACATACGAAAAAATAAGAGAAGAGCATAATGCTAACGCAAAAGAAAGAAATGCTCAGCGGGCAGAACAATTACCTGTACTTGAAAAAGCATATCAAGTTGCTAAGAACGTATTAAGAGAGGCAAGCAAACGTGTTGATACGGCAATTGCAGCTTTAGATGCGTACAAAAAAGCTAACAAAATTACTGAAGATGTTGAGGCAACAGACTACGCCACTACTAAACGGCTAAACAAAACTGATAGTAAATTAGTTGAGCTTACCGATGCGGTAGATAAAGCTATTGCAGAAGAAGACCAAGCGGCGGATACCCAAGAAAAAGCTGGTGATGACATCTACAAACTTGGTCCTGAGATACGGTATCTACCTGAGTGGGCTAAAAAATTCTCTGCGGTAGATAAAGATATTTACTTTGGTAATATTAAATACGGCTCGGAAAAAGAACACCGCCAAGCAGCGCAAGCGTTGTTGGATAACTACGCGCAAAGAGATGCAAATGTAGGTGACTCTGAACAACGAGTAGTTAATGCCTATGAAGAGACACGTACACGTAACGGCAAAGAATACAAGACTAGGTTCCCGTTATGGCGTTTTCTGTCTGACCACGCCAAAGAAATCTTTAGAGAAGGTCTAACTAACCTTTCTGGGTTGCAGCTAGACCGTTCGTTTGGCAACCTTGCTAAGTACATAAATGAACAAAATAAAGCTATATCTGAACAAGAAAAAATAGCCGCCGGTAAAGCAATACAAGAACGCCTAGAGCGCGTTACAAAAGAATCTGAGCAACGGAAAGCCGATATACCAAAGCCGTATAGAGGGGAAGTTGATGTATTTACTGGGGAACAGGAAGTTTCAGACCTTGGCGGTAATGCTTCAAAAGCAAAGACAACAGTAGTTAATGCCTACCAAAAGTTAAGCAATCTGATAGCTGACGGAAATTTAGCTGGGGCGCTAGAACACGTTAGCAAGATGCCGACTGTCAGTAAATTTAATCGGCTTATCGCTAAAGCTGTGTTGTCTATGGTGCAGGACATGGAGTCCCCACCACGGTTGAAGTTAGTAGATAAACTTTCTAATGATGATCGGGGTCAGTACAACCCAAGTTTTTCTACGCCTAATAGAGAAAACATTGGTGAGATTTCTATTAAAGATGTATCCCCTTCCGTGCTACTGCATGAGGCTGTGCATGCGGTAACTGTGCGTGTTATCAATATATACATGAGCGGGGATAGAGCATCTTTAAGCAAGGCACAACGAGCCGGTGTAGAACAGTTAGTAAAGATCATGGAGATTACTAGGCCTTTCTTTGCTGAGGATTACCCCAACGCTTACGAAAATCTCTATGAGTTTGTTTCCTACGCTCTAACAGATGACAACTTTAAAGCTGAATTAGCCGATGCAAATTTACCGGGGGCAGCTAGCCTTGCAACTATAACTAAAACTGGAACGGCTTTTGACATTGACAATATATCAATCAAAGGCCAATCTGCATGGACTAAATTTAAATTAGCTATTGCTAATCTTATTCCTACAGGATTTAAAAATTCTGAAGGAGAACCTGAGTCTTTAAAAGATCGTTTGTTCCAAGGGGAAACAGCTAAAAAAGCAGACCAAAATTTCTTGATGGAGATAGCAGCAGCGTTTGAGGATATCATGGCTCCTCAGACAAAACCTATTACGTTAGATAATTTATCTGCTAAAAAAGCAGAGTTACGTGAAGGCGGGTTTGATGACCCTAAGATTAGAAAAGCGTATAAGCTTACAGAGAAAGAAGCAGGCCAATCAAAAGAAAAAGGTTTTTTTAAGCAATTATTTAGCACTGCGGGATGGAGAAACATTGCCCGGCTAGTCACAGATAGAACTTACGAAGCTAGAAGCTGGTGGGCGCGCCAAGCCATAGGCGGTAAGATTGTTCGGGATGTATCTAAAGCGTTTAATAATTTTACTGAGCGCATGGATACTTCAACGTCCATAATACAAAACTACATTACCTATAACCTATCTCAACACCTTGAAGAGCTTAAGAAGTCTTTTCAAGACTATGCTGATCTTGTTAGAGATGGAAATATAGACGATGCATTTATAGACATTCACATGCTGGGTGAAATGTTTAGCGAACCTGAACGCCGTTCGGTTAAGTTTGTTACTACTGTACCGTTAAGTACGGAAACCACTGGACCTAAAGCAGTTACGTTTTTTGGTAAACAGATGGGCGCGGCTGATGTACGTACAGCAATTTTGGGTGATCCTACTAAAGGAACGGAAGGCATTATCCATAAGTACGCATTAACTGACGCACAGAAACAAAACCTATGGGGTATTGTTAAAGGACTTGCAAATACCCATGCAGATTACGCTGGTTACTCTCCTAGAAGTCTTACATTTAGCGCTGCAAATAAAGCAGCAGGCGTAGGCTTAAAAGAAGATGATAGTGTATACAACGTGCTTGGTATCGACAAAGGCGAAGTAGCTCTTCGTAGGCAACAGTACGACGCAATGTCACAAGAAACTAAAGATGCTATCCAACGTATCTTTACTTCAGTTAAAGCATTGACTGACGCTACTAAAGAACTCAACCAGATAGGCAATTTCTGGTCTACTCCCGTATCTAACTTAACTGGCATGTACAACTATCAGTATTACATGCCATATAAAGGCCTATCAAAATATGAAGAGTCCGTTGATGCCCATGTAATGGATAGATACGTTGACCCTAACCGTATGACTGAAGGTAATAGCAAAGCGCTGCTAGACCAAGAGTACGCTAGTAGCGGACGTTTTAGCGTGTCGGATAACCCTATCTTACAAGTGATGTTTGATTCTTTCCGTGCAGCGCACCGTGCCGGAATAGTTGAGGCTACCCAAGCACTTAAGAATTCAGCCAAATACAATAAAACAAAAAACCCCAACGGTACTGGAATTATTGATGCCGAAGTTGTTGAGAACATACCATTTGCTGAACGTGAAACTTCTAAGTTACAGCGGTACAAGGGTAGTAACAACACCATATTCCATTACAACGAAGATGGTTCTATAGATGTTATTAGGATACAAAACGCTAAGTTAGCTGAAGCAATACGGTATAGCTACAAGAGAAACAATGTAGCGCTCGATGCAGCAAACACCATTACTTCGTGGTTTGGCTCAATGCATACAAGGTATAACTGGAATTTTGCGCCTAAGAACTTTGTAGTTGATATGTTGACTAACGCTTGGAACATTGGTGGCGGTCAGTTTGGCCCTGCTAATTCACTTGTGTATATTAAAGACGTTAGCGCTGCTGTTATGCGCAACGGCCTTGGCAAAGCAATGCAAGTTGCTTACCTACACGAAAAAGGCGACCCAGCCAGCCGTAAACAGTTGCTTGACATGGCAGATAAAGACCCATTTGCTAAAGACATGATAGAGATGTTGCGCTTCGGCGGTAAGTCGGTATACATAGACAGTATGGCTTTGAAAGCCAACTACGAAAAACTGTCAAAGATTGGGCGTAACAAAATACTAGCTAACGTAGATCAGTTCAATGCGCTTGTTGATACATGGAACAACATGTTTGAATTCACAAGCCGTACGGCTGCGTATACATTGTTTAAAGAAAAGATGTATGCAGCCAATATAGCCGCTGGTATGTCAGATCAAAAAGGCCCAAATGGCAGGATGTCACCAGCAGAAGAATCTGCGGCAGTACAAGCTGCGGCAGAGACTAAGAACCTAGCTAACTTTGAAAAAGTGGGCGCAATTGGGCGTGAGCTTGGTGCTGCTTTTATGTTCTTCCGTCCTTCGGCAATGGGTGCAGCGAGGGCTATTGAGACTGTGGCTCCTGCGTTTATGACTGAGGAGATGATAAAACGGCAAATGCCGGGCAACATCCAAGACGACCCTGTGGCTAGTGCCCTGTACATGGAGAACTATAAAAAGCTGCGTACCAACGCACAAGTAATGACATCGGCTTTGATAGGCATGGGGTACGTCATGTACTTGATGTCAATGATGATGGCTCCTGATGATGAGTGGAAACGCAACTCTGTGCGCTCTGACGATATGCAGCAGTGGACCAAGTTTGCTAGGTTTCATCTACCTGATGATGTATCCAAACAGATATTTGGTAAAGACTCTAAAAACATTGTGCTACAAATGCCGTGGGGCTTTGGACTTGGCGCGTTCGCTGCTGTAGGCGCACAGATTGGTGGCATGATGCATGGGCAGGCTTCATGGCAGAAAGGGTTTGGGAACATTGGCATGTCTATCTTGTCAGACTCGTTCCTACCTATTCCAATATCTAGAATACCACCTACTGAGTCGCCCGGCAAATGGGCCATAGATAGCATTACGCCCTCGGTGCTGCGCCCCATGTTTGAATACTTCATGAACACAAACGGTATTGGTCAGGCTATCAACAGCGCCAACACTCGCAAGTATGGTGAAGCATTTACAGGCGGCGACAAAATCCCTGACTTATATAAAGACACCGCAAGAGATATATATTCAGCTACGCAAGGTGCGTGGGATTTTAGTCCCAACACCATGTACTTTTTTGCCAATAGCTATTTAGACGGTATATCTCGTGTGGGAGAAACTGCTTATAGCTGGACTAATTTAATCAAAGGCGAAAAGATTTTTAATCCTAAGACAGACCTAGCGTTAATTGGTTCGTTCTTTGGGTCTAAGTCCAACGTAGACTCGCGTGAGTTTACATCTGTAGAAACTAAACTTAAAGATTTAAGTCAGCGTATAAAAACGCTATACGATAAAGACCCTGTTGCTTACGCTAGGTTTACAGCAAACAACCCAATGGCTGATGCAGCAGTTGGGCTATATAACTCAGAGCTAGTTAATATAAACCGAATTCGTGCTGAGGCAAATGAGATACGTACCGGCCCGTACTCCCCTAAACTAAAAGAGCAACTGCTACGAATAAATATCTTGCAACAAAACATGGCTAAGCATGAGTTTATCCTTACAGTCAAGGCATACGGCGTCGAACCCTAACGAACGCGCCAAGCACGAACTCCAAGGTGGTTATCCTTGTAAGTGGCATACGCTTTAAATAGCATGCCTTCGCGCTTAGCGCCGCTGTCTATGGCGTAGATCATTTCCCCAAAGCGAAGGGTAGGGATAAAGAAGCTATCCCCCACCTCCATACCGCTAAAGGGAAATACCCACTCAGGTTCCTTTATCATCAAAGATATCCAGTTCTGTTCTGAACCAGTACAGATATGCTGGGTCTATCTGTATAGCTGACCTCCAGCCGGTAGTTAAACGCCCCTTCTTGTCGTCAATTAAGATGTTCTTATTGCGCATCTCAAACTCAAACTCGCGTGGGCTGATCTGACGTTCGGCAAGGAACTTCTTAAACTCTGACTTAGAGACTTGCAGCAGGTTATCGTTGCTGCTTATCCTAGCTACGATCTGACCCCGTGGCTCCATCGTTACCCGATCATCCTTAAGCACCAGTATGTTGCCCATGTTCTTGTTGATGAAGTCGCCTAGCAGGGATTGATAGTCAGTACGGTTCACCTTTACCACGTTGTCCCGAATGTCGATCATGGCGCGGACGGTCTCATGGTAGATGCGGTCTAGTTCATACGCAACGATGCCGTGTTCGTTGGCTATCTCTGCTGCACCGAAGTTAGCGCTCACTAAGTTTTGATAGAACCGATACTGGGTATGCTCTCCGAAGTCACTTATAAATTTCTCGTTCCACTTAGCTATATGGTCCAACACGTAGTTGTCGCCAAGGCGTATGACTTCCTTAATGAACATCGGACCAGCATGACCGTAGTTAAAATTAAAGGCATCGAAGATATACGATCCCAATCGACCTTCCTTTTCCAATAGCGTGGGTTTATGGATGTGCAGTTCAATTAACCTCGCTGCTTCCCCGTCAGGGTTAGCCTTGATGCCTTCCAACTTCCCATAGATGGTATGGTTGGTGGTGAACATACCAATCATGGACGCAGACATCTCGTATTCACGTTCGGCGTTAACAGACCCCTGCATACGAATCTTGGCTTTACCGTGGGAGATGCTATGGATAAGCTTGCCTAGCTCTTCCGGTTTCTTGTCGCCAATCTCATCTAGGCCAAACATCAGGCTATGCAGACCGAGGTATCTACCCATCAACCCGTTGTCAGTGGACGCTACAACACTCAAGTTCTTGGGGTTACCAAACATGCTCAAACCCGCATACATAGCGCCGGTCTTGGCGTTGCCCGACTTCCCAAAAAGGCTCACAGCTACACCGCTAGTTGACGTATAGCACATCAATGGGGAACCAAACCCGCTCATAGATGCAAACGCATGCAGTTCAAACTCAGGCTTGTTTAAGTAGTCCATAGACTCACGCCAACGAGCATACGTACCATGTGGGGTTAAGTGCTTTGCAAGGTTCTTAACAAACGGTGAAGCTGGTGCATCAATGGTCTCTCCGGTAATCGTAATTTCTTTCCTGCCTATAACAAAGCTACGCTTAGGCCACCTAACTTCATCTGTGCGTTCCTCTGTCCACCCCATCTGCATACGCATCTGATCCGCCTTAGCTATTGTTTGCATATACTGACCCCACTTCACTACATAATTCATAAGATGCTCCGTATTGTTACTTGAGGGAAATACCCCATTAGCTGCCATGATGGCTTTGAATGTTTCCTTAGCGTACACCTGCTTCATCGGGACTAGGAACTCTCGCACTTCGTCTTTAGGTAGCACAAGGCGCATCAGTAAGCACTCGCCATCATGCGGGCTGAACATCCGTTGTATAGGGTATAGATCATGGGGAAGGATAAGGAAGGGGTCCTCTTGGTGCTTGATACCTTTCTTGTCTATCTTGGGCGCAGGCACAAAGTAGATGCCGCCATTGATACCCTGCACAAAGGGCATTAAGAAGTCTGGGAACTCTGGAACCGTTTTGGTACTCGGTGTTTGCCAAACTGATTCCTCTTTATCAACTTTGGCTGCGGGTTTGAACTCTCGTCCAAGGACGATAGGGCTAACAATTTTTCCCCGGTGTTGGCAACCTTCGCATCGGTCTGGGTAGTTATCAATGAACCATGAGCAGGTGCGCGGAGCAGGAAAGCGACTTGCTTTTTCTTCTGTTTTATCATAGTTATAGTCAAGGTGTTCGTTAGATATTTCGTGTATTGCTGTGGCTCCGTCTTCGCAGAACTTGGCTATGGATAGCCCTGCAAACCACATCGGCTCTTCAAGTGTGGTGGCGTTCTCAAGCATGTACTTGATCTGCGCACACCCGCCTTCATCGTCTATACTCTTCTGTGCTAGTACTCCAAACGTCTTACTGAAGTTGTCTAGCTTAAGCATCGCCTTGGTGTCATCGTCCAACCCCTTGGGTATCTCAGCCAAGATGTCAGCAATAGGCTCATCTACTTGCTCAGCAGTGGGGCCACCTAAGAACTCACGAAACTCTTGCCAGCTATAGACATGTATCTCATCGCTGATTACTGAGGTAGGGCGCGGAGGGTCGGTCTTAAAGTTAAGCGTCTCAGGCGCACGCATGATGCGTGCAGCGTCGGCAGTCACCACGGGGTCAATGCTTATGTGGGACATGCAAAGTGCTTTGAACTTCTCTGCGTATGTCTTCCACTCTTCAGCGGGGATGTCCTCATCCATCAGCCAGTAGGCATGTATGCCACCACCTGAGTCAATCACTACTGGGTCGGGTAACTCAGCAACGCCTTGCAGTTTGAACAGCGCCTCGTGCGCATCGCCCTTGTCTTTATAGTCTTTGGTTTCGCCAACGTCTAGGTCAATAAAGAATGACCTAACGAACAAACAGTCAACCGCTTTGCGGCTGTACCCATCAAATGATCCTAGTGCTACAAATGTGTTTTGGTTACTTTTGATCCTATCAATTTTGTCAAATACATCATCAAGTGTTTCTGCAAATCGGTTGCTGACTTTGCCGTTTTTGTCTATGCCGCTAATACAGTAAACACCCTGCGTTGGTAATGCTTTCTCGTAGAATTGTTTTAACATGTCTCTTGCAGAGTTAAAAAGAGCGGGACGATGCCCGCTCAGTTAATGGATAAGGGTTACCCCTTACGCTTTAGTTTCGTCGTATTTCCTTCCTACCATTTCTTCAAGGTATTTAATAGCCGCCGCTACGTTCTTTGCAGGCAGAACTCCTTTGGCGGTGTCGCTCTCAATGAGGTCTGTTAGTGTCTCCACCTTCAACAGATTTTTATGTCGGATAGGTTTGCCACGGAACCAACTAAAGACCGTCATCCTTGACACCTCAATTGCCCATGCTACGTACTTTGTAGGTAACTTAGCATTGACGCAAGCCTGCGCAAGCGCAGTACCAGCCCTGTTGGGGTTGGCCTTTCCAAGTGCAATTAAAAATTCATCGCTGTATGGTCGTGACATTCCTACTCCTTACTTCTTAGACCATTTTTTAACTACATCCGAGATGTCCTTCTCAGCAACGGCAGGTTTTGTGGACTCGCGTTTTACTGGTTCAGGAGTAGCCTCTTCGGAAGCGCTTTCAGGCTCTACCATATCGCTACGATGGCTTGGTACTTCATCAACTGTGTCTGCTTGGAAGACGTTCATCTTGATAGCAGCTTCAGCAGCTTGGCTCTTTGATTGCTGGGCGATGATTTGTAAGTCTGCGTCCGATACTTTACCAGCAGGATTGAACAAAACCTTGGGCGCAGTAGCTTTTGTATCAAATGCCATCCTAGTGATTACCCTACCTGCACTGACGTTGTGTGACGCTAAATGCTGGATGTAAGACCGGAAGGGGAATCGTCCGTTATCTTCTTTACCGAAGACAGAGGTAGCAGGCAGCACAAGCTGCATCACATCACCAGCGGGGTCGTTAGGTAACACCACGGCAGTGCGCCAAGACAAGCGGCAAGCCGTACCCGTACCGCCATTACCAGAACCTTTAACAGCCTTGGGGCAATCTTGGCAATGGCTCGCTGCGGGAGTCTTTACATCTGCATCAGGCGCTTCAGAGTCTGTAGACCAGCACACAGGACTAATCTTTTGGCCTTCTTGGTATACACCCTCATAGAACATACGCGATGCCTTATGTGCCATCTTCACAAAGATAACATTCATGTGGCGATCTTCGATAGCGCCGATTTCTTTACCGCCAGCGTACTTGCGGAACACTCCACCTTTGATGGAGATGCGGCGGCTTTGGCGTACACCACCAGCTACTGCAAGGGTATCTTCGTCGAGGCCTTCGATGGGGGTCATCACTGCGCCGCTAAACAGGGTTGCGAGATCATTACTCATTTTCAATTTTCCTTGTTACTGAACTTACTAATTGGAGGGTTTGCGCACGGTAATCGTGAACTCCCTCATTACATTCACTCCGGGAGGTAGGCCATCGCCTTGGTTCTCCTTGAGGAATTCTTTGAAGTTGCCCTGATGAATACGTGCTTCAAACAGGTCAACTGCGCCATTGGATAGGATGAACTTGCGAAAGCTATCGCCATCATTGACGGTGTACCGCTCGTACAACTTACGAATTACTGTGCCGTAGCTAGTGCGTATGCTCTTCGCGTTGCTCTCGTTACAGGTCGCCATAAATGTTTGCTCTAGCATCGTCAGTTCATCGTCAAGCTCCTTGATTTGGGCTTTTCTTTCTGCCTCTATCCTATCGCGCTCATTTCGTATTGTCAAGTAAACTTTGACTAATTCGTCGAGTTTTGTGGTCTCGACTTCTTCTATCTCTTCAATCATATGCCTATCTCCTGTCGGTATAAATCAACCAATTTCTCATGTGAGTCCACCTTACCTTGCAGCATCTGATAGACCTTGCGTTCGACTTCTGAGCCTTGCAAGTGAACTACTGTCATGCTGTTGACCTGCCCTACTCGGTCAATCCGCGCTACGCATTGCAAGTAAGTCTCTACGCTCATAACGGGAGACCAAAATACAACGGTATCTGCGGCAGTTAGGGTCACGCCATGTGAGGCGGCTTGAGGTTGGATGACAAGTACACGTGGGTGTTCTGCGGTTTGGAATCGTTTAATGATTTCAGCGCGCTCTCTTGCTAGTACATCTCCATTAATTATTTCATTGCTTACTCCTTCCTTAGTCAAGTGTCGTGAAACAAGTTCGATGGTGTGCCGAAACGGGACGAACACAATAACCTTATGCTCTGTCTCGTCCAGCACCTCCATCAAGGCGTTGAGTCGTGGGGATACATCAAACTCCACCACTTCCCTCGTATCGGTGTAGATTGCTCCACCCGAAATCTGTAGCAGCTTGCTAAGCTGCGCCGCTGCATTAACAGCACTAATCTGCTCTCCTGCGGCTTCTATCAATAGTTGATTCTTTAATTCACGGTAATACTTCATTACCTGTGGGGTAAGCGGAATCTCGCGGGTCTGATACATCAGCGGGGGTAAGTCCAAGCACTGTGCTTTCTCAAACCGGATGGCAGGCTGCAAAGCGTCGAACACCATCTGCTTAGCGTAGGACTTGGGAACCCACTTAAAGCGCGTGACCTGCTGCATGACCTTATCGCGCCATGCTGTGAAGTACTTGGGCACTGCCGTAGGGTTGACCAACTTAGCTAGGCCAAACGCATCTAGCGGGGACTGCGAGGCAGGCGTACCGGTCATCATCCACAGACGAGTAGATGGTGTGATTAGCTTTGCCAGCATACGCCAGCGCTTAGTCGTAACTGTCTTGTATGCGTTGGCTTCGTCCACCACGATGAGGTCGAACTGCGCCTTGGCTATCTCAGCAGCAACGGTGTTAATCCCGTCATAGTTGATGATGACGAACTCGTAGCTACCGTTGACTATCTTTGCGCGTTTAACTGCATCCCCGTAGGCTACACCTACTGTGCGGTGCATAGCGGTCTTAAAGATGTCTGCTTGCCATGCTGAGTACATGATAGACAGAGGGCAGATGATAAGCACACGCTTGATCTGACCTAGCTGCATGAGGTAATCAACGGCCCACACCACGGATGAGGTCTTACCTGTACCGGCCTCGTTAAAACAGAAACAGCGATCCCTTAACGCTAAGTATGAGGCAGTCGTTTCTTGATGCTTGAATGGCGTATACAAGCCGGGCCATTCGTATTCTTTCGCCATAGGGCTAGGGGCGTCCCCATACACTTTGACCAAGCGTTGCATCTCAGTCATGCCCCAATAGACTAAGAGTTCTGCATTGACCCCATCGTCTTTTAGCACTTCACATTTGTCTATGTAACCAACGATGGACTTTAAGTCACCGGATGGTACAGACAGGTGTACTGCCGTGTCTTCTACTACAACCATACTATTCCTTACTTAATTTAACGTGGCCCCTTGCGGGGGCTAGTCGGTCAGATCAACACCGAAAGGAGAATGTGCCTCTGACTGATGCGGTTTAATGGGGCTCCAACCTAGTAAAAAACACCCCTTAATGCCCACTCGCGCCTTACGGCATTAATTACTTCATCGACCCATCGGACTTGCGAGGGAACGAACGATTCTTATGTGGACTCTCAAGGCGCACTCCGTCTGCATTAGAGCCGCCCTTACTTAATGCCTTGACGTGTGCTACATCTTTACCTGCGCGGCTTACACCCTTGGCATCTAACTTACGGCGTGCGCGTTGACGCTCCATGCGGTTGGGTAACTCACCCCGCTCTTGCTGTTGGTCGTACTCTTTTTTGTACGGCCTTTTTTTATTGACGTAAGGCATCTTGCTGCTCCTTAATGTGTAGGGTTGCCATCATAAGCGGGTGCGCGTAATCTATCAACTTGTTCATCGTTTTTCTTTGTAAAAATCGCAAGTGCGAACAGGACACCAGCCGCATAGCGGTGTCGGGTTGGGGTTCCATACGTCTGTCTCGTATGAGCTTGTTAGCCTAGATAAATCCGCTTGGAAATGGTCCCAGAGCATATCAATATCTTCTCGTTTGTAAGACTCTTCCATGAAGCTGTTGTAGGCCACAAAGAGCAGTCCTGCCTTAATCTTCTCTACTTGGGGGAAGTGGGCAAAAATCATCAGAGCCATCAGCTTTAACTGCTTAGGGTCAGCGTACTTGTTGCTGCCGGTCTTGTAGTCAATGATGAACGCTGTGTCTCCATCAAGAATCATCAAGTCCACGATGCCCCGCACCCAGTACCCTTTGCCATACTGACAGGCCTTCCCCTCTATATCCAGCGCCATGCGGTACTCAGGGTACTTAACGCCTTCAGTTTCTAAAAGCACATCTAGTACAGGTTGGAAGTGCGCATAGTTCTTAGCCAGAGGCGTTCCATCTTTAACGTAATTCTCCATAGCCTTATGGGCTTCGTTCCCATACGTCATCTGTGGCGTTGGCGCTTTATAGAATCGTTTAAGAACTTTAATCTCTTGGTACTGCTTAGGGCAGTTGATGTAGTCTTTTAGTGATGAGAATGACCATGTAAAGCTCATGTTGTTTCCTTTTTAGGTTTAGGGCAGTTCTGCGGTGGCACTACTACGCACCATACAGCAGTCCATTGTTTTCGGCGGGCTGTCCAGCGGTCTATGTACACATCGGGCATTTTTGACAGCGCACGTTTAATATGACTCGCATCTTTCTCCAGCCGTTCAGCTATCTCGGAAGTGATCAGGCCATCATGGTACTGTTGTAGCAACATCCGTATGGATTGGTGATTTGATTTATGCATTTTTCTCCAATACGATTGCTTCCAACTTCCGTACCGCTATGCGTAGGTCTTCGGTTAGGTATTCGGGAAACGGGGTTTTTGTACTGAATGCCCACGACTCTAGCGCGGACAATATTTTGATAATGTTGAGTGCATCTTGTTTAGTCATGATTAAGTTCCTTTGAGTTTGGAGTTTGCCCATCGCGTCGCTCCCCAAAGGCCACAACTGACCAAGCGGTGTAAACAAGGGGTCGTTCTTGTCCGTGCTAACGTGGTGGTTAGTGGGGTCGTACCATGCGATGGTCATGCGTTTTTCTCTAGAATTGTTAAGTGTTCAGGCTCATACCAGCTACTGATTTTTGGCTTCTCCTTGAATACCCATAGCTCCACGCTTACAGGTGGGTATCTGTCGTCCAGCGCAGGTAAACGGTGTGCTACTCGCGTGACAACAGCAAACAAGTCTTTAGGTAATGGCCCGTATGACTCGTGGATGTAAACAAGGTCGTCAACTTCAACCATTGTTGTTCTCCCGTAGCTTGGCATCAATTTGGTCAATAAGTTTGCGGGTATACCCCTTAATGGGTGTGTCGCCCCACGGCCCAACGATTTCTTTTATCTGATCGTCTGTCAGGCTTACCCATGTGCGCTGGTACACCTGTGTGTCGTCATCATCCAGCACCCTATCTAGATACGCCCTTGCAGATGGAGTGTCCGGTAACCGCGCAGCGCCCAACATTTTCTTTGATATGTATCCGGTCATGTTGTTCCCCTTGCTCGGATGGCGGCGGCTACCATGTGGCAACCTTGTGCTTCGGCTTCTTTTGCTGCGGCCTCACGCTCATCAGCACGGACAAGCTCAGCAAAGGCTTCAATGTTGATGTGGTCTTCTTTGTCATCCCATCCAGCTTTAAGCGCCAGTTTAATGATGTTCATGTTGTTCCCCTTGTTTTAGTCTCGTCATCAGATTCCCACCACCCGTATAACTTGTCCCACGCTTTTTCAATGCGCTCACGCTCATCGGCACGGGCTGCTGCTTCTACTAATGCGGCAAATTCCTCTGCGGCTTTTTGCCACTCTGGGTGCTGTATCGGATAGCCAACTTGTTTGGCGATTTCATTAATTCGTTCGTTCATCACTTCCCCCATAATATAAAAGCCAACAGCGTGAATGTTGCGGTCACAGCGATAACAGCAAGCAGTGCTTTAAAAGTTTCTGTAATGTCATCATACGGGTCAGCAACCCTGTCCCAGCCGCCTTGTATGTACGCATCGTTGGCTTCCTTGGCGCGTTGCTTACGGATAGGGCAGTCACGCCCTTGGGTGCAAGTTCCTATGTCGTTACAACAGTTCATTTGTTTCTCTCCTTGAGCATTGCGTCTGCCATTCCATACGCCCAAGTTGCAACTTCAACTGATGACTCTGCACCCTCATAAATAATTCCTTGCATAGCAAGCCCTGCAAACTCATCACGTAAGGTTTTATCCCTTGCGTAGCCGCCAGTCTTTACGTGCCAGTCGGTGTACTGCTTGGCGTAATCCGCGTCTGCAATTTCTCTTGTGTCTTTCATTTGTATTCCTCCATACGTTTGTTCAACCGCTCAATGCGGGTTACGTTGTAGTCCACGATTGACTGGGCGTACTCCACCGCAGTCTCTGCGCTCAACTTCTCCATGTGGGCATCGGCTAGTTCGGTAGCAATCATCTCAAGGGGTGTGGGTCTTTTGAAGGGCTCCTTCATTAGTTCCATGAATCGTATTTTTCTCATTTGGTTTCTCCTAAGTTACTGAGTTGTTCTAACGTCTCTTTTATTTCACTGCCACCTATCAATAGCGCACACATTTCCTGCAACACGATACGCTTGTCAACCATAAACATGTACTCAGGGTCAGGGCACACTAAAACCTTGTTTAACTTCTCTATGTTGGCTTCGCATCGCTCGTTATAGGCAGCTATAAGTGGCTTTAACATTTTGGACACTTCTTGGGGTTTAGCGCCAATCAATTCACTTATTGCTTTGTACGTCATCCCGCTTACCCAAAAATTAAGCAGCCCACCTTGAAATATTTCCTCCTTATCACGTTCTTCCCATACACGCATAGCTTCCTTAAGACCATACCTTTCCGCATCGTATGGAAACACCCTGTCACACCAACGATTTTTGCTTAAATTAACATTCACCATAACTCTCACCATGCTTTGCTTCACATGCCACGGGTAAACCCTTAGCCCAATCGGGAGCCTCGGACATGCGCTCGACGACATAAGCTAGAGCCTCATCTAATTCCTCTGTGGGAACTACGCACACCGCCGCATCGTGGACTGTTAGCGCCACACGATACCGCTGGTTAATTTGGAGCATCTGTTCGCCTACAACAATCCTAGCCAAGGCTTGAACTACGTTTTCAACTAGCGAGCCACCCCATATGAAAACAGGTCCTTTACGAGACTTGTATTCGTACTGGCTTTTAGATTCTTCAGTGTTGAGTTTGAGGTCAGGGTAACGAATCATCAGGCCATTGGGCAGCACAATGCCTTCCTTGGTTACCTTCAAACATTTATGCTCTCCGTAGTAGTACGGCTTGATGTCCTTGTCCCAGTTGGCTAGGTCTTTAATCACCTTGTCGCCCTCGCGCCACAACTCAATAATCTTGTAGTTAGCATCGCGGTATGTACTAACGTATGTCTTAGCCTCTTCTTCTGAGACGATAGCTCCCGGCGGTGAAGTCTTTAGTGTGTGCTGTAACTTTAATGCGCCAGTCCCATAGCCAAGGCCAAGGATGCAAGTCTTACCTACGAATCGCTCAACGGGGTCAGCCTTACTGATAGGTCGGTTGTATATCTTGGTAGCGAACAACGAGTACACATCCTTACCATCAGCAAACTGCTTGACCACATCGGCTTGACCAGCTAACCACGCAAGCACCCTAGCCTCAATCTGAGAAGAGTCACAGTTGATAACCACGTAGCCATCGGGCGGAATGACTGCGTTCTTCAGCGTCTTCTTCTTTTTATCTCTTGAGGGAAGGTTCTGAAAGTTCACCTTGTCTGAGCCAGCCCAACGGCCTGTGTGTGCGCCGTAGTACTTGAGTGGAATCGGCAGGTATCCTTTGTTGCGTTTGCCAACAGATATGAATCTCTCAATGCGTGACTCTTCTAACGTGGACTTAGTGCCGAGCCGAACAGCGCATAACTGCTGAATGAACGGGTCTTCATTTTCCGCCAACGCTAAAAAACCCTCGTCGTTTTTCGCCAGCGCAAAGGTCTGCTTGCCTGTGGTCTTGCTCTCTTTCATAGGCGCTTCGATGCCGTACTCGCCTAGCAACGCAGCAAACTGTTTATTACTCGCCAGCTTCTTGCGTACACCTTCTGCGTCATGGCATTTGAGTTTCTCCATCAGCCCTTCTAGTAGTGCGCGTTTCTCTTCTTCTAGTTCAATAGCCCTGTCTTGTAAGAGTGCATCATCCACCATGAACACCGGATGCGTGAACATGCGTATCGTCATATCAATAAGCGCTAACTCATCAGTCGGAAACGCGCTCGACAATATTTTCCAAAGCCTATGAGTTAGTTCAACGTCATTGATACAGTAGTTGCCGTATGTAGCGAGTTCCTCATCAGTGAAGTCTTGCCTACGTTTACCCTCGGCAGCTACGACCTCATTGCCTTTTTCACCGATGCCGTAACGCAAGGCGAGTGATGCCAGTGACCCACCCGCCTCAACTCCGTGGAGCGCCCTAGCCATACACAATGTATCTAGCATGAGCATAGGAGTGATACCAAAGTGCCAGCTAAGAATACATCCATCGAACAAGGTGTTGTGACAGAGCAGAGCATTAACGTCCCACGTGTACGTGAGGAGATGATTACGTATCTCGTCCTTAGTCCCTGAGAACCAAGTAGTCGGTGCATCACCTACCTTCACGCCCACGCCTATCACCTCAAAGCGTCGGTCACGTACATACTCCTCAGTGGTCTGAGTCTTGAACCCCAGCCCCTTGGCGTAGTAGGTCTCAAAGTCAACGGTTATTATTTGCATAGGTCTGCGCTTGCTGCTCTCCGGTTATGATTGCGTTTCGCATCTGCGCTCGATGCTTAGATGCAACAAGTCTTGATACCTCGTTCTGAAACCTATCGACTTGTCCCAGTACATCTTCTTCTCCCGACAGATGCTTAAGAACCTTCTCATTGAAGCGCTCACGCCCTACCTGATTTTCTGCGGCTCGCCACGCCTGTACTTCTTCTTCGTTAAAGTGTTGTATGTAGTCCTCTACTAGGCTTGCCCATTTGGGTA